CCCAATCACATGGCCTGAAACGTTGACATTGGAGATGATGAGGTTTTGGACCTTGACCACGTCGATGCCGTACCCTGAGGACTGGGTGTTCGTGGTGATCGCCAGGTCAGCAATAACCGCGTCCATTTCGGTGGTTGTGGATGGCGTATACGCGATGGCGTCGATAGCGGTGCCGTAATTCTTGATAATGGTCCATCCGCGCCCGTCGCCGACCAGACTGATGTTTGCCGAGGTCACGGTGATGGCCGCCGTGATCTTGTAGGTGCCCGCCGGGAAATAGACGACGCCGCCGCCGGCCGCCGCCGCTGCTGCGATGGCCGCGGCGATGGCGGTGCTGCTCGAGGAGGTTCCCGCCCTGTTCGCCCCGTAGGAGAGAACGTTGTAGACGCCGTAGCTCCCCGTGGCCACGGTGGTCCCTGAAATCGCGACCTGCGAGAGCGCCGATGCTGCCGTGGTCCGGCCGCCCACCACCACCTGACCGTTGCCGCTCGTGCTCGGCCCCGAAAAAGGCGAGGTCTCCACCCGCACCACCCGCGCGTCCTCGGTGTGCGTGAACGTCTTCACCACTGCGCCGGTCGAATCCTTGACGATGACGTCCACAGGCTCGTTCACATACCGGACCGCGGACCCATAGGCGTTGAGGGTCGTGCTCGTCACCCGAGACGAGGCGACCGCGTTCGGGTCGCTGTAGACCAGCGCCGAAAGCGTCGAGGTGCCCATCGAGTAGATTTCGGCCGTGCCGTTGGCGGCGGCGGCGCAATCCGAGGCGAGCACCTGGATGAGCGAGGCCATCAGTTGTACCTCATGGCGTACATCTGAATGCTCGTGCTCTCGATGTCCCCGGCCACTGCCTTGGCCTTCGCCTCTTCGCCGACGCTTCGGAGCATCGAGACGCGGTCCGCGGGGAGAGACTTCGCAAGCGCGAGCTGCCACGCCAGCATGTAACAGATCGCCTTTTGCCAGCGGCGGGCGAGGTCCAGCGTCTTGCTCCCCTCGGAGTCGTAGGGCAGGCGGATGCGGTTGTACCTGAACGACGAGTTGGTCACCGCGGGCACGGGCCAGAAACAGACCTTCGTGGTCCCTTGCTTCTCGATGTAGACCAGCGACGGGGTTGCGTTCGAAAGCTTGTTGCTGATCTGAAGGTACTCTTGGCGCGAGATGGCCCGGACCAGGGTCTCGTTGCCCTGCGTCGGGACAATGGTCCCAGCTACGTTGTCGTTGCCGACGTACACGTCGATGGTGGCCGCGGGGAGCGTATACTCGGGATTCGTGGTCGAGGTCAGGGCAAGCGTCGTGCGCTCCACGGTCCGCAGCACCACCCCATCGGCCTGGAGGGCGTCGAGCTCCATGCCCAGGAGATCGTGGGCCAGGGCCAGGTCGTTCGCCTGCACGACTTGTCCGGCCTCGAGGAGGCCCGCGAGCTGGTAGGCCCGCCGGCAAAGCTGGTCCGTGGTCAGCTCGAAGTTTTGATTGGTGGAGACGCTCATCACCACTTCTCGATGGCCGGCCGTGGGAGCCGAACCTGTTGCGCGCCGGCCGCGTTCAGCCGGTCGAGGGTGACGGTATCGCGCCCGTCTTGGTCGTCGGGGCAGGCGAGGAAGCCCGCGGCGTCCCGGCGGCACGAGGAACGCAGCCAGAAGCATCCGCAGTAGTCGCACATGACTTTGCGCTCCCCTCGAGGGGCCGGGAACGGATAGCGCCTGGGGATGGTCAGCATGTCAGCCCTCCTACGCCGGCCACACGATGCGGCTTCCGCCGCTCACCGTTCGCGCGTAGATGTATCCCGTGGTCCCCGTCGTCACCGTGACGTCGGAGCCGTTGAGCAGGTCGAGCTTGGTCACCGCAAGACGGGTCACTGCCGCTGCGAGGTTCATGGCGTAGGGATTCGACCATCCGACCGTCCCGCCATCGATGGTCACTGCTGACGTGTCGCTGTCCCCGCCGATTTGAAGGTCGGTGATGGCGTTGGTCACCTTGATGGCCTGGGCTGGCTGCGCGGTCAGGCTGGTCGCCGTGGAGATGCAGGTCGTGCCGCTGATGACGATCTGAGAGGCCCCGGTCACCGTCTCGATGCCCGGACCGGTGTCGTTCGCGCCGTGCTGGAAATAGCAGTTCACCACCCGATCGTTGGCCGCCGCCATCTTGATCCGCGCATTGGTGGAGGCGACCGTCGAGGCGGGGAAATAGACATTGTCGATGCGCACCCCGGCCGCGGTCACGTTCAGGAGCACCACATCCCCGCTGCGCGTGAGCTGAGGCTTCGAGGTTCCCGAACCCTCGCCAAGGATGAGCAGCCCCGCCTTACCGAGGGTCTGCGAGCTCGCCAGGGTCTCGGCGTGCCCCGAAAGGAGCACGATGATGTCCCCGGCCGAGGCGTTGGTATATGCCTGGGACAGGGTGGCGAGGGGATTCTCCCGCTCGGTGCCAGCGGCCGAGTCGCTACCAGTGGTCGACAGGACGTAGTAGACCGTCCCGGTCGTGTACAGCGGCGCGACCGTGGCCAGGGTGGCGCCTGAGGTGCCACCGATGCCGCTGGTCTGTAGGACTGGTGCCGCCATCTTTCCCCTCTCTTGCGGGCCGAGTCACCCGCTCGAGAGGGGAGAGAGCAGGCGGGCTCGGCCCTCGGGTCCTGTTACGAGTCGACCGCCGGGGAGAGCAGAGCGCTCGCCGCGGTGGTGGTGATGCACTGGTTGATGCCGAAGCGGTAGCCAGTGGTGTACGTGGTCCAGCCCGCGGAGGCCGGCGCGGTGCCGCTGTCGCCGACGCCCCAGACGTTGCCGTGAACCCAGCCGGTGCTGCTCGCGTGCGGCTTGATCACGTACTTGCTGGACGCGGTGTTGTTCCAGATGGCGTTGTACATGATGTTGTTCTGTACGATGGCCGCGTTGCTCAGGTCGAAGAGCGCGCCCGAGGCCGCAGTGGCCTGCGCCGCCTGAATCACGTTGCCGATGATCTCGAGCCGGTCGTTGGCGCCGGTCGTGGTCAGGATGGTCGTGATGGCCGCGTCGGTCGTCGAATACATGAAGTTCCCGATGATCTTGCAGTCGGTCGCGGCGGCGTTGTTCAGCTTGATGAAGTCGGTGGCGAGACAGGTCGAGGAGCTTCCGACCATGCACTCGTTGTTGATGAATTGGAACCCCGCGACGGTCACGTTGAACGGATTGGCCACCGTGGTGGTCCCCGAAATCGTGAACACGCAGTTCGAGATCATGCAGTCCGTGGTGTCGATGTCGAACTGAGCGTTCGCGTGGGTGAACGTGAACGTCGGCCGCATGCTGCCGTAGCCGAGACCCACGATGCGAGTCCCGTTCACCATGTTGTTCCAGATGTCGCCGTTGTTCCCGAAGCTCTCGGCATGACCGGGAAGCACGAACACCCAGTCACCGCGGCCGCTCCGGCACTCCTTGAGCGCGGTATTGACGTCGGCGAAGATCCGTCCGGTCAGCTCGGGCGGGTCGTAATCGGCGACGCCGGTCGAGCGCACATAGTGCACGTTGGCCGCGGGCGGGACCATGGTCCCGAAGTCGGTGCGGATGCCCGCATACTGCCCGCCGATGTACGGCAGGAAGGGCCACGAGTAGTTTCCGTATGCGCCAGCCATGTTCGTCTCCTACGCGTTCGAGAAGTAGAACCCGCGGGGGTCCGTCCAGCCGCGCGCCCAGCGCGCGCTGATGCCGTAGTTGATGATCTCCATCGCCTCGTCGTACCAAGTGCGAGCCTTGGGCTTGCGCCGCCAGAACAGGATGAGGCCGCGCTTGGCGTTCGTGACGACCGACCAGTTGGTCGTCGAGGTGAGGAACTTGCACTCGATGGGCTTGATGCCCATCTCGGTCTTCACCACGTTTACCTCGTTGTTCGGCGACTCGGGCACGTTGGCCGAACCGAGGATGCCCATCCACACGCCCCACTGGGTCGGGTGAAACACGACGCTCTTGGGCTCGTAGCCCTCGACGATGCCATCGTGGCCGGGCAGCACCGCGAGGTTGTTGCGGACCACGATCATGGCCGCCCGGCTCGGGCTGAACGCCGTGGCGAGGGTGTTGGAGAAGGTCCCGCCACCGCCGGGAAGCGTGTGGGACGAGCTCGCCAGGGAGAGCCCATCGCCGCCGACGTAGCTCGAGCTGGTCGCGCGGTTGATCACGTTCGCGCAGTCCGTCTCCAGCGTCTTGTAGACGGCGCGCTTGAGGCGAGCGGCGGCGTTCACGTACTGATCGTTGTACTTGCCATCCTCGTCCAGTTCCTCGGTGATCTGAAGGATCCCACCGAACTTCCGCGGGATGTACCTGGTGATGGCTCCCTCATAGAGCGAGAGCACGTCGAGGGCCGTCCCCTCGTACTTCTCGGTCACGAGGCCGGGGCCGCCGTTCTCCAGGTCGTCGTAGTAGTTGTCCGTCATGGACATCTCGTCCATGTACTTCGTGCAGGACAGCTCTCCCACGTTCGAGTCGTCGGTGACGATCGCTTCGAGCGTCGCCTTGAGCGTGCGGAATGCTGTACTTGTCGTCAGCGTTGCGGCCATTGGCTAGGTCCCCGTGGTGGAGCCAGAACCGGTGTCCTGGATCAGGTTGACGGAAAACTCGATGGGAACGCCGACGGACGTGAAGTCCGTGAGGTCGATGTCCGGGATGTTTTCGATCCGAAGCGACAGCGTATTGGTCGTCGCGTGGGTCGAGATGTCGAGGAGCGCGCCCGACTGATCACCGACGGCGGTCCCGGCCACCCACTCGATGTTCTCTTGCACGTACGCCTGGAAGGCGGACAGGGTGGTCGCCGTGGTCGCATCGTCGGCGTAGCCGCGGAAAATCTGCCCACGAGCAGGGATGACCGCGACCAGCGACTGGCGCGACAGCACCGAGCCGTAGGTGCTCACCGGAAGCTTCCCGCCGCCGCGGACCACGGTGCCGTCGTAGTACTGGACGGCGTGAGAGAAGAACCCGTAGAGGGTGTCTCCTGCGCTCGCCGCAGAGACGGTGCCGTCGCTCAGGACCTTGATGGGGTCGCCGCGGTAAAGGACGGTGCCGTAGGCGCTCGCCACCGGCAGGATCTGAAGAGGCGGAGCGGCGGTGTACATGCCGGGGGAGGTCTTGCTCCTCACCCAGTGGAACCCGCCGAAGTATCGGTTTGCCATGTTCTACGCTCCCTCGGGCTGAGCCCACTCGGTCTCGCGCGGGTCGACACCGACGCGCATCCCATTGCGGGTCTTGCCGCGCAGGGGGTCGTCGATGTTCCCGTCCTTGAGCACGCGCTTGTCGAAGCCATCGGCCTGCGCGGCCCACGTCCGCTCCTCGGCGGCACGGTCCTCGCTTGGACAGCTCACGAGGACCTGATTGAGGCTGGTCACCTCGGCCCCCTCGGACGTTCGCTTGCCGGGAACGCGAGGACCACCGGGGCGGAGCTGCTCGATCTCGTATCCCTTGGCGAGGTACGCCTCTACACCGCAGGTCTCGTCGTTCGGGTTCGCGAAGACGTAGTGCCGATCAGGATCTCGTCCGACCAGGCGATCGTAGTTGCGACTGCCGTCAGCCGGCGTGCTGGGCGGGTCGTGGCGCTTGCGCTGAGCCAAGAGGACTCCGTGTCCGCCTGCCGACCTAGTCCCGCTCACTGCGAGGCGTCCGCAGCGGGGCAATTCGGTCATGAGGTCTTCGCCGGACCCTCTTGCGAGGCGGGCACGACACCTCAGCGTCGTGCCCCTAGGTTGAACGTGGTCTCAAGCCGAGTTCAAGCCGGTGATATTGACAATCACCGCGCCTGGCGCTTCGCCTTGTCGTACCAGTACTTGATTCGCTGCTGGTCGTTGTGGGTCTTGCTCAGGTGCTCGGTGAACGCCATCGCCAGCTTGATGTCCTGCTTGGTCGGCGTGTACGTCTGCGCGCTCGATGTGCCCGGTCGGCTCGCGGTTGCCGAGTGCCGCGCGCGGTCCGTGTCGGTCGGTTGGGGCTTCGAAGCGCCGATGCCGTGGCGGGCTTTCACCGCTCGAGCGGCCTCGTCGGCGGTGGCGAAGTTGGGCGCGATGCCTTTCGCATAGGCAATCTTGCGGTCCTCGAATTCGCACTCGGCCTGAAGCATCGGGTTCGAGAAGACGTCGGCATGGTTGCTGCGAAGGATGGCCATCTCGGTCATGCGCTGCTGGATGTTCGCATCCGGCTGGCGCGGCTGATTCGCCCTCGCGGCCGTGCTGGCGATGAGGGCCACCCTCTGACGGTCGAGGTCACGCCATTGCTTGGTCAGCTTCGCCGCCCTGTCTGCCGCGAGCCCTGGAGTGGATAGGATGGCGAGCAAGCCGTCTTGCTGGTCGCCGATGGCCTCGAGCTTTTCCGAGTCGGGGTCAGCCGCGGGCTCTCGAGGCGCCTGAGGAATGATCACCGGCGCCGGGGCAGTCGCGCGGCCTCGGAGCTCCGCCAGCTCGCGAGCCATCTTCTCCCGCTCGGCGCGCTCGGCCTTCAGCTCCTCACGGACCTTGCGGTAGCTCTCCCGGTGAGTCTTGCGGCCCTGCTTGTCTGCGGGGGCTTCGTCGCCATCGTCGGCGTCGTCGCTGACGTCGATGGTGATGGGAGTCTTCTCGGGCGGCTCGCCCGCTGCTTGTTCCGGGAGCTCTTTCTCATCGTCGTCCTTGGCCATGATCTACCCCTCGTAGCTGTCCTGTGGATCTGAGCGCTTGCGTTCGCCGTTCTCGCGGTCCGCCAGCGCGACCGAGCCCTCGGCAACGTTCATTTCGAGCCAGAGATCGCCCTTCTCGTAGGCGGCCTGGAGGTCCTCGCTGCCGACGATTTCCGAGGCGCGCACGATGAGCACCTTGTGCGGACGCCCCTTCGCCATGTACTGCCGCTCCCACACCGAGAGTCGAGCGGTGATGACGATGTCCCCGATGGCGATGCCGTGAGCGTAGAGCTGTTCGATCGCCTTGGCCCCGGCCATCACCAACAAGCCCCGCTGAGCGCCGTACTGCTGCTGGGTCTGTCGAGCGATGACGATGCCACCCGCGGTGGTGTCAGGCTGATCGGCCGTGTCGAGCGGAGCAACGAAGATGCGATCGAATGTCGGCGCGAATGCCGGTAGCTCGATCTTGTAGTGCTCCAGCCGGGCCTTGAGCCTCGGCGGCATGAAAGGGACGACTGCGGTTCGCTCGCTCATTCCTGTCCTTTCGCGCGCTCGATGAGCCCCGCGATTTCCGCCATCGCGCGCGCGCGGGCAGCATGAAAACGCAAGGTTCCTTCGTTGTTGTCGGAAGACGCTCCCTCGGCCGCGCGCCTCGCCTCTTCACGGCGTATCGAGAGCTGCTGCATGAGCCACTGGCCAGCCGGGTGGCGCTTCCACGCGTCCACGTCCGCGGCGTCCATCTTGTCGATTTCGATCACGCTTGCCCCCTAGGCGGTCCTGGAGGAGGACCCTGTGGCGTCGGTCCTCCTGGTCGCGGTGGTCCAGGCGGGGGACCTGCTCCCGGCGGAACAGTTCCCGGGGGCGCGCCTGGAGGTGGTGGGGGCGGAGTACCCATGGGCATCTTCGGCGCGGGAGGGGCGGGGCCGAGAAGTGGGATGAGCGCCTCCATCCCTCGGACCCGAAGTGCCTGCACGATGGCGCCATAGAGGAATGCCGGAATCCCCTGCAGCGGCGGAATCTGCCCGGCCATCGCCAGTACCTCGTCGGTCTTCGCGGTCTTCACGTCTTGGGTGGTGAAACGAACGTCCGCGGTGTATGTCACGCGGTAGTCGCGGCGGTACATGTCCCGGGTGATCTTCAGTGCCGGGAGCGGCTGCCCCGTTGCCGGATCGACCGTGAACTTCCGCGCCTCGGCGAAATGGTTGCCCACCTGCATGAGCTCCTCCTCGGGGAGGAACAGCGAGTTGAGCCGGGCATTGTTGCGCAAGACGTTCGTGAAAAAGTCGAGGTACATCAGGCCGGCCTGCGAGAGCTGCTTGGTCGCCGCGGCCTGTCTGGTGGCAACGCCTCGGAAGGTCTCTCCACTCTTTCCGGGCTCCCCGCTTAGAATCCCCGGCGCCGCGACCGAGGAGTCCGCGTTCTCTTCAGCGAAACGGACCATATCCATCAACTGAGGGTTTGCGGGAGCCGCGCGGAGCTCCTTGACCGACTTCTCGAGCTGGTCGCCTGTGAAGCCTCGGACCTTGATGAGTTTCCCGGGCGCCATCGAGAGCGTCGAGCTGCCGACGTCGAATCCCTCGGGCACGAGTGCGGACCAGATGTTGCCGAGAGTGGCCGAATCGTAGAAGCGATTGAGGGCCTCGTCCGAAAGGCGGTTCAGGTCCGCGAGCACGTGTCCCGGCGAGAGCCCGAGCGTGCCCGAGGGATTCTCGAAGCACACCCCGTGAGAAAACATCTCGATCGGCACCTTGCGCACGGGCTCCGGTCCTGCCATCCCGTCCTTGAGCCACGTTGGCGGCGTCGGTGGGATCGGAGGCTGGGGAGGTGGCGGAGCCTCGAGTGGCAGCGCCTGCATCACCGCCTGCGCCTCCTCGGGGTTCACGTGCGGTTGCTGGAGCGTCTGCTGGAGCTGCGCCGTCTGCTGCTGGATCTGCTGGTGCTGCGCGAGAAGGGCCGGGTACTGCTGCGAATACGCCTGATGGTCGGCCGTCTGCTGCTGAAACTGACCGAATTCGGCCGTTTGCTGGTCGAAGCGCATGCGGTCGCGC